GGCGTTAGTGAATGAGTTATTGTCATCTCCGCCCCACCATGCGTTGGCCGAAGTGCTTGCGATTAATAAAGTTGCGATTAATAATTTTTTCATTTTGTTTTCTCCTATAATAATGAAATTTGTTTTTAGTGTACTGCTCTGATAGCAGGATCGTATGCGTTGATGTATTCTTCAGCGGTTTCAAAATAACCTACTTCGTCATCACCAAACATAACTTCGTTGAATATTGTTGTATGCTCTGTTACTGTAGTTCCGTTTTTAACTACTTCTGCAGAAATATATTTCATCATTTCTGCTTGATACATTGGATCCATGTAATAACCGTCTTCTGCGAAAGCGGTTGTTGACATAGCGATTAAAGTTGCGATTAATAATTTTTTCATTTTTCATTTCCTATTTGTTAATTTAAAGTTTTATAATATAAGCAAATTCTAATATAGTCAACTATAAAAAAAGTGGTTAAACCACTTGTATGTTTTAAATATTAGCTTTTTCTTATATTGTTATTTATGTATTATACACGAAATAAAAGAAAAATCAACCTCTTTTTTGCCAAAACTAAATATTTTCCATGCACTATATAGACATATTGGAAAATCCCTTTACAGACGCTGGTTTAGATGTATATCCAAATTGGTGTGCGGAAGTAATGCCTTACAATAATATATGTTGGACCTTAGCTCTCAGAGATGATGTTGAATGGAAAGATGATACTGTAGTTATTGTTGAATTACAAGATTATGCCTCTGTGGTAGGCGGACGTTGTAATGAATTAAAACAAATAGAAAAACACTTTGGAAGCAGATCAAATCAGGTTGTAGTAGTTCATTGGGAAACCAACCTCAGAGAGTTTTATGATGGTATGTTGAATTTAGCATATTTCCCAACACATAGTCATCAGCTCTTTCAAGACTTGCGAGATACACAAAATCAATGGCAGGATCAGTTATTATCTACACAACGAACTAAAAATTTTCAATGTTTAAATGGAATACCAAAACCTCACAGAGAAAAGGTAGTTAATTACGTTAAAGCATTTGACAATGGTATTATAAGTTTATCTACTGATATTCAATTACCTGAATGGAATTACACTACTTACAAAGAATGCGATAATGTTACTAATTGGCAACGATTACTTCCTGTATATAGTTCATGTCATGTTAATATTGTGACAGAAACATTATATTATAGACCAGGTATCATAACAGAAAAAACGTTGTTTGCGTTTATGGCATTACAAATTCCTATTGTAATAGGACACAAAGGAATAGTACAACAATGTAGAGATTTAGGATTCGATATGTTTGATGACATTGTAGATAATAGTTACGATGACCTCCCGGATTTTATACGCTGGCGAGAAGCCTTGAAGAAAAATAAAAAATTGCTGGTAGAATCCGTCAACAGAACCGAGATAATGGATAGGTTATTAAAGAATCAAGAATATTTGTTAAATGGATTCTTAGATAAGTTGGTTAATGATTTTACTGATTCCGCCCGAGATATAATTCAATATCGTTACCGCAAAGAACAATAGCACTGGCTTCTTTGCTACCAAACAATGATATAGAATGTTTAACAAAATTTAAATAATATGGACAACTGATATTTTTTGTTGCTAGTATTAAGAACTTTGATGATAGTCCGTAGTCTGGTAATGTAAATTGATATTCTTTTGCCTTTAATTCTTCTATAAACAATTTGTAACCATTTGATGACAATCTTAATCCAGATGATTTATTATACCATATTTTTTTAACTGCTTCGTTGTATGGTATATTATTTAGATATTCTTTGACAATGTTATCAGTGATATCTATTTTATGTCTAAGGATAGATTTGTTCACCATCTGACAATAACATTACCGTGAATTTATCTGTATTAAATTGTTTATTTAATTTACGAGCCAAGTTTATAGCATGTCCTTGGTTACTAAATGAAACCTTTTTATATTTTGGTCCAGGATATTGTATTAACATGTTTTGAGTTTTTAGATTGATAGGTTGGTCATCATAAAACACGGCCCATATGCCATCACTGGCTAAGACTTGATCAGTTTTGTATGTTTCTTTATTTGTTACTTCTATTAATACTTTTGGTTTCGGTCTTGACATTTATACTTTCTCTTTATAAAAAAGTATTTATGCCAATTAACGGCGTATATTACCAATCTTTTCCGTTTAGTTCAACATTGATTGTTTGTTCAGGATTGGGTTTTGCTTCTGCGTTTGGCGAAAGTTCCTGTAATACAAGAAGTAATTTAGTTATATCAGCATGTAAATCCTTTGCCTCACGCATAGTCATATTGAAGTTTTGGCTATTACGTGATTCAAAGTGTTTTATTTTATCTATAAAGATGTTTATATGATTCATTCGAAAAAGTTCTCAAATTCGTTTGGTGCTGGCTTTTCTTTAAAAGGCCCATCATAATGATTACGTTGTAGTATAATGAGCTTAGGACAAAACATTAATTTATTTTTTCCTTTAATGTTTACATTATACCAGCCAGCAGAGTATAAACTTTTGCTATTATCTTGTTTGGTATATAAAGGAAGATTGTTTTGTAAATCCCACATTGGTTCATTAACCTCACCGTCTGCCGGATAACCATGTACACTGTTTAGGATTTTCTCGCCAACCTCCGGGTTCACCGACGTGTCGATTTCTATGCCGAATTTCTCTCGCAAGTTCGAGATGGTATGTATTGATGTTTGTTGGTTATCTATTTTAACATCGAAAATCTCATTTCTGAGATTAATTTCTCCTACCTTGCGATCACCTCGTTTAAGGATCCAAAATTGATCCTTAATAATAGGCTTTGCTTTAATCACTGTCATTTAGTTTACCTCTATATGTTTGATTTAGCCAATGGCTATATTCATTGGCAAGTTCGCTAATTTTGGTGAGTTCATGCTTACCACAAAACTTTAAAAATTTAATGCCAACTTGTCCGATATTCTTGCTTGTCACCGATGATTTAATTAAGTCATCAAAGTCTTGTTTAAGCTCTTCGGGTTGTTGTGTTAAGTCAATCAATGATATATTACGATTGTAATCATCTAACACTTTATGTTCTTTTTCGTTATGATCTACCCAACGCTGAAGCATTAAGTTATTCCACGCATATCCTTTTGAATCTTTGTCGTGGAATGCTTCTTGAAGACCTACTTTATTTTTAGTACCTTTAATCCTGGCTCCAGGGTATGCTGAAAAAATATTATCAGAAGTATCACCTCTCATACATTTTAAGAATAAGGACCATTTGTGCCAATTTTGTTCTGGAGTAAAGTCAGGGTCAGGACTTCCTATTTTTAACTTAGAATCACTTTTAACAGAAAATTCAAGATTGCGATCTTTATCGTCAAATACACCATCTACTGTTAATAAATGATTAGTTAGTCCGTTATATTGCACAACGTGAGGTGTTAATAGTTGAACAAAGTCTGAATCACTACTGAGAATGATATGTTCATCGTCTGGATGAAGGGCGATCCATCTAGCAATCAGGTCATCTGCTTCTGCTTGTGGATGTCGAAGAACAGAACAATTTGTTTTGGTACTTAAGTATTTAGTAAAGTCTTCAAATACTTCCCAGTATAAAGCATCTTCTTCAAGTTCTTCTTCTGTTTTCTTTAATCTGTCTAATGTACGATTTGCCTTGTATGGATCGTAAATGTCTTTACGCCAGCTCTTACCTTCTAATAAGAATACTGTATGATCCGCTTTAAATCTTTTTTGGATTTTATTTACCGCGGCTAATGTTACATGTAATGAGAAGCCTACTTTGGTATAAGCATCTGCTCTGGCATTAATGGCGTGTTTCGCACGAAAAAACGTGTTTAAGGTATCTACTAAAATATACTTCATGTTGAATCCTACATTATGATTTGTTATTATTATACTTGAAAAATTTTAAAAAGTCAAATTAATTTGTTTTTAATTAAGTTTTTTGCTAAAAACTTTGCCCATACACTGTGAGCGTCAGGTCCATAATGGTATGACTCAGGAGTTACAGTATTGAACCCGTGCGATCGTAACCAAGCGTCAAAGGTAGCATCAGGTTTGTATGGCCCAATGTAACTGTCACCCCAATCGTGTTTATTTCTTATTTTAGCAAAGTGACTATTACCATTGAAGAATAAATGCTTGATATTTTTTTGATTTAACCAGTTATGAAATTCCCATATTTCTTCGTGTGCTTCATTTGTTTTTTGTCCCCAGTTTACATTAGCAATAAATTCTTTATATCTTTGTTTAGCAGAATCCGGAACAATATCAATACCGCTTGCATTTACCTGATAATATTCGTTATCTATTAGCCATTCTTCACGTTCCCATGTTGACCATTGGACAATAGCAAATATATCATAATTACGATCTTGTTTTTCGACCCACTCTTTTGTGGTTCTAATAATTCTCGTATTAGATGATGCCGATTCGGCGTCTATGTGCGGCTTACATTTTAAAGAGCCAGCCAATCTAGTCCCCCAGCTAACCGCCAGATTATCAGGGTGAGGAGCCCTGCCCATGTAAAAATATTTCGAATCATCCTCTGCAAAAGCGTGTACGTTCACCGCCTCGGCGCCGGCAGTATGACTATCACCGTTAATATATAAAATCATTTAGTTAATACATTTCCTTCTTTAAAAATGTTAAATCACCATCCCAAAATTCCAGCCGAAAAGTTTCTCCAATCGACTCGACCTCGAGAATATAGTGTTCGCAAAATCCACTGTCAGCCATTTTTTTGTAGTTACCTGCTTTTAATCTTTCGTGTAGTATCCATACCTCAGAACTATTCATGTTAATTGGGTTACATTTCTGCATTGAGTCAAGATTAACGTAAATTGGTTTAGCTAATTTCTGATCTTCCATCACCTATATTCCTCTTTCTGTGATATCTTGATGGATTATTTGCTTCGTGTTGTTCGTATGTTTCTAAAACAATATTACGACAGACATTTTGAAACCATTGATCAACAATATCTGCGTCTGTTTTACCGGTATACCCGTGTTTAATTAATGTAGTAATGAATTTATCATTCCAATCTAATTCGAATGAGCCTTCGTTGATATCCTCAATGTCAACGTCCATTGACAATACATTGACCCAAGGCTCACCTTTTTCTGTAGCAATATCCTTTTCGGACATAGGGTCTGGACAAGGAGGCTTATGCTCCGGCCTTGGCTTTTCGTCCTCGGCCGAAGATCCAAATCTAGTCCCTGAATACACCGGCTTATTCAACCATTCTTTTAATTTTTTAAACATCTATTGATATACCTTTGTTAGATAGCAAATCTGCAATATTAACAGGAGAATCAATACTGCGATTATTTGCTGAAAACTCTGGATATGACATATCCAATTTAACTATATTTAAATCTCGACGAAGCATCCGTTTAATTTTTCGTTTAACAGTGCTTAACTCGTGTGAGTAGTTTAAATATTCTCCGTTAACATTCCCTGCTAGTTTTGGGTCAGTGACTTTAAGCATATAGGTATATTCATTAATCAGCCTGCACTTCTGTCCACCCTTGTACCACTCGAAATATTCTTCTTCGGATTTAAAGGGTGGCTCCCAGTTTTTCCAATCGTCAGGATCATAATCCGAACTCAATCCGTCGGAGTATACCCATACCTTGCTAGGTTTAAAGATAACAAGAACATGATCAGCACCGCGAAATAATTTTCTATACTTTGGCATAATTTGAATTAAATTACGCTTATAATCATACATTAAGTGACCTGGATACTCATCACTGAATTCGCAAACCTTTTCAATACCAGCCATTAAATATTTGCCTTGAGTTTTCTTAAAACCATTCCTTTCTCGGAACACCATTGAGTTATCGAAACATACCCTGCAACTTGTTGAGTAGCAGTGCCTTTGTATGCTTTAGTAAATGGCCAAATAGTCTCATTGGTGATGTAGCAAACATGAAATACAAGACATCTTTCGTGTGTCCACTCGGCCCTTTCTTCGAATTTCTTTAAAAGCATTTCTACATCTAATTTTATTACGTTGCCCATTGATTACCCCAAATGTCAACATGTAAGCGAGGACTATACTTATAGTTATTCGCTAAACATAGTTCAGATACCTTCTCGGAATTTGCGTGATATGTTTCTGCATCTCCACCACAAGGCATTAAGTATACATCACCATTGAATCCAGCATCTCTGTAAGACCTAACAAATTTTTCTACGTGGAAAATATCGCCCTCTGATGCCACTACAAATTTTAAATATACCCTGCCATACTGCTGATAACTTTCGACAACCTCTGGTTTTAAAGCATCTTCTTGAATTTCGCCACTGCATGGTAGTTTAGGACTTACACTAAAAGTGACATCCCACTTATGACCTTTAATCTGGTCCAGAAGCAGATAATCATGTAAATCATCTACAATTTCTTTTGTACCATTTGTTTCAAATGTAATATACTTGAACCCTACTTTATGTAGTTTATCTAGTAGATCTGGATACTGCTTCTGCCAACCGAGTAAAGGTTCGCCACCGGTAACAACTAAGTGCGGTTTGATGCGTGTCGCGTCTGAGAAAATAGCATTAGACCACGGATCATCAATCACATCTTTATCTGTCCATGTACCTTTACCATACACATAATTCATTCTTGGCGCAGACAATACCTTGAATATTTCGTCAATGATTGCTTCTGTTGACAATGATGGACTTAAATCCTTAAATCCTTTGTGCCAACTAGCATAACTATCACAACCAGTATTAATGATAGGTAAATCTCCTAAAGTCCATTCCGGATGATTTTTATATTCTTTAGCAACAATTTCCGGCACTTGAGTTTTTTGCCCTGGCGGCATATTAAATCCACGACATTCAAAATTACATCCAAATGTTCGAAGGAATACACTAGGAACACCTACAAAGTGTCCTTCGCCTTGTAGGCTATAAAAAATTTCACTAACTTTAATCATACTTTCTCCTGAGGTACTATTATATTATACATTACCGGCTCTTATGCCTACTATAATATACACATTGTACAATATAATAGTACATTTTGCAACCTATTTAAACAATAAAGCCATCATTATTGCATCTTCTTTATTGTTTGTTCCTATGTAATAAGCATAGTTATTGCCGTTTTTCCTACTAACTATAGAAAGTTTATTAGAAATCTTAGTAGGATCATTATTGTCCAAATTTAATTTTACCATAAATGCACTTTCATCAAGATTTCTAATGGGGAATAAAAACTCTTCTAATTTTTTGCAATTTCGAGGACCAAACATAGAGTAATATTCATCCTTTACTAACACCTTGTCTGGATCCACTTCAAAGATGTATTTAAATCCATGTAGATATTCAGTTACTGACGTTGCATCTTCGTTTGTATACATATCAATCCATCTGTTAACTTTATGCTGGTTTTTGGAAATTCCATATTTCCAGACAAAGAGAACGGTTGGTAATTTGTATTTCCATTCCTTTTCAAATTCCATTATGGTTTCGCTTTCCACCAATCTTCGTATGGGAATACAATCCATAAATCTTCTTCTGCTTTATTGATATCCAATCCAGCATATGTAACACCTGTAAAATCACTAGATTCGTTATCGATTAATGTAGCAAACCTAACATTATTACCCCATACATCATCCCATACTTCTGAAAGAGCCGAAAAATACGATTATACATCGGCAGAAAAAACCAAAAACATACTAATCATCGACGATATCAACGATTCGGGTGCTACACTACAATG